AAGAAGATCGATTGTATCTTGATAGATTACTTGGATCTCATGATGCCAAAGAGCAAGAAGATATCACCAGCAGACTTGTTCATCAAAGACAAATATGTTTCGGAAGAGTTGAGAAACCTTGTTGTTGAGAAACAGTGCGTGTTAGCAACAGCATCACAATTGAATAGAGCGTCAGTAGAAGAGATCGAGTTTGATCACAGTCATATCTCGGGCGGACTGTCAAAGATACAGACTGCAGACAACGTGATAGGTATATTCACATCAAGAGCCATGAAAGAACGTGGAAGATACCAAATACAGTTCATGAAGACTAGGAGTTCAAGTGGTGTGGGACAGAAAGTGGATCTAGAGTTTGATGTTGACAGTTTAAGGATCAGAAGTCTAGATGAGGATGATTCACAAAGTTACAATCAACAAGGTAAGAACAAAATATACAATTCATTGAAACAGACTTCCAAGGTCACATCAAATGATACACCGACAGATGCTAGGGATGAAATACTAGACCCTAGAAAAGGTGATTCTCTAGGGGTCAAGGTTAAAGCCACCGTCGAGGGCGGAAAACTAAGACAACTTTTAAACGAAATACATTCCGACGAAGAACAATAATATGAAAAAAGTACACAGCTGGTTCTTGCCAGACTATGATAAGCACTACGAGGAATGGATGAATATCAATAACGAAACCACATATCAAAGACTACAAAGAGAGTACGCTTTGAATCAAGTCAAAAACTTCCGGACAGCAATCGACATTGGTGGTAACATCGGTTTCTGGAGCAGAGACTTCTGTGACAGATTTGAGAACGTGATAATCTTTGAGCCGGATACCTCTAACATAGAGTGCTTGGAGGCTAACCTTTCAGACAAACAGAACTATGTGTTGCACAAAGTGGGTCTGGGATCAAAGGAAGAGGTAAAAACTTTCTACAAATCTTTGACCACATCAGGTGGACACAGTTTCTTCAGAGACCAAGTGTTTGAGGATCAAGTTGAAGAAAGTCAGTTGCAAATAAAAAGGCTAGACGATTACGAGTACAAAGATGTAGGACTGATCAAGATAGACACACAAGGCAGTGAGTACGATATACTGCTGGGAGCAGAACAGACGTTATTCGAAAACGATTGTGTGCTGAACGTTGAGATCGAACACAAGAACGAGGCACAGCGAACCAAAGGCAAACAAATCATATCATACCTAGACAGCCTAGGCTACAGCGAATTCGGCAGATCACGTAAGAAGGAAGTGGTCTTTACCAAGAGGCGTAAAGCGTAAATTACCAGAGATAGCGTAAACGAGAAAATAACGCGAAGCGTTAAAAAAGCGTAAAACCTGTTTGAATCAAACCATAATTAAAATTATCATATGCTTGGAAAAAACAAGAACATCAACCCATTTGGTAGCCGGACATACTGCATGAAACCATTCACAAGTGCTTTCTCTGATTCCGTCAACCGATATAGACTCTGCGCAGACTGTGGTATCACGAAGGAGATAGAACACATGACGCTCGAAAACACGTTACCCATGGACTACTTCTTTTCCCCAGAGATGGACAAAGTTAGAGAGAAAATGCTCAAGGGCGAGCCTGTGAGTGGCTGTGAGATATGCTACGATTACGAGGAGAAATCGGGTTGGTCATTCCGGCAGGACTCCTTTAACCGTATGGGCAAGTACAATCTCGAAGGCTATCCCACGAGACCGATGAAGCCCACTATTAAACTAAGGATGATAGGCACCAAATGTAACCTCGGTTGTTTCATGTGCAGAGCCTATGATTCTTCCACGAGACGCATGGAATTGTCACAGGCGGATCTCTGGGATAAATGGAGAGCACTAGGCATAAAGGAGTACGAGGACGAGAAAGTGAGACCCATAGGAAACAAAAGATACAGGGAGGTGCTGTCACACCTCAAGGAGAAGGAAAAACTTATCCACCAGTACAGCATGTATGGGGGCGAGCCATTGATACTGGACAGGGTGTGGGAGATGCTAGACCAGGTGTCCGACGAACATGCCCAGGACCTGTTTGTCTGGATTAGTTCAAATCTCACACAACTGGACTTCAAGGGCAGGAAGGTGGAAGAACTAATTGAGAAATTCCCTAGATTTGACCTAGAAGTTTCCTGTGACCATTATGGAGAGAAACTGAGGTGGATACGCTACCCCATAGAGGTCGAGAAGTTCGAGGGGAACTTGCGCAGGGTAAAGAAGCACATCAAGTACATCATATGCACAGTGAACATACTTAACGTGTTTGACCTACGTGAGATCGAGGACTACTACAGGGAGAACTTTGGCTTGCCGGTGTCCTTCAACAATGTGCTGTACTCCCCGGAGAGTCTTTCCATTAAAAACCTACCCAATAAGTCGGAAATACCTTACGTGCCTGTGGAGATAGAGGCCGAACTGATGAAACCGGCAATTCCTTCGGAACTAGAGAAGGGCATTGAATACATACGCAGTTTAGAAGCACACAGGGGTTTCCCATATCCAGATGGGCTAAAATGGTAATACTATATTGGTAAATAACAACAGTTTTAAATTAAATTCTAATACAAGGAGTGATTGAATGAAAAACATAAAATGGTTGATCGCACACCAACCAGAAAGGCTTTTCCTTAGAACAGCAAAGGCATTTGCGAAAATGTTGGCGGAGGCCACTAAAGATATCAACATAGAGATTTTAACAACAGAACAGTACAAAGAAAAGTACGATCCAGAATTCACGCGAGACAAAATTTTTGATCTAGTACAGGACAATGTGATACAGATGTCCCAGACGGAAGTGTGGGAACTGGGTAACCTAACCCACGACGAGAACTGGTACGTGTTTGACATGCCATGGTTATTCAAGAGCCACGGGCACGCCAGGAGGGTGCTGGAGGGACCTATTGGTGACGTAATGAATCAAAGGCTCGCCAAACAAACAAAAATAAGGGGTCTGGCCTACACTTACTCGGGCGGTTACAGATGTGTGGGATCTAAGGTTCTCATAAAGAACCTTTCGGATCTTCAGACAAAAAAAATCAGGGCCAACTCAAATCCTATCACCCAGGATTACTGGAAAGCGATGGGTGTAGACGTGACTAACCAGAACGTTCACTTTGGAAGCAACGATCCGATCTTGCCCGAAGACATACACGGCAAGGACACCACCTACATCAGATACGAACAAGCAGATGCTTGGTTACACACTGAGCACTCTTTGTTTTTAACCAACATCTTGGTCAGCGAGAAATTCTTTTCAGACCTGTCCCAGGACATGCAGGAAACTTTCAAAAAGATCGCATTCGAGGCCGCAAGGCTGGAGAGAAAGTGGTCGCAGGAAGACGCCGAGAACTTTGTTGCGAAAGCAAGAGAGAAGAACACGCCGATCACGGAACTCTCAGACGACGACAAACAGACAATGAAAGAAAAGTCGAAACCGGTCTATGACAAATGGACCAAACGTTTCATGCCTGGCCTGATAGACGGCATCAACAGACTGCAGTAAGACATTTAAAAAAGGCGGCTACTGTCGCCTTTTTTTACGACCAAAAAATCAGTTGGTTAAATATTTCCATATGAAACTTTCCGAGTACGTCAAAAAATGGGAGTACGACGACCTAGACTATTACAATGACACCATTGGTCATGCTGACTTGTCTCAGCCCGGATGGTGGAGCAAGGGTAATGTGAATGTGCCTCCACTTAATTTTATAAAATCCATAACTAACCGACCTAGGCAAGACGGAAAGGACATGGATAACACATACACCTATGGAGAACACCCTATACTGGACCAGTGGGCAGAGAAATGCTTTCCGAGTATCAAATACAAACAAACCTTGGTACAACTACAAAAACCAGGAGAGAAAGTGGATCCACACGTTGACACACTGCACTCGCAAATCAAAGAATGGATAAAAGCGGAGCCTGGGTTGGGCGACATAGAACACTCTCTAGAAAAACCCAACAAACTCTTCAAGGCTGTGAGATTGTTCGTAGCAGTCGAGGATCACGTGGAGGGACAGGACTTTGTTATAAATGGTGAAAAATGGAAATGGAAAAAAGGTGATGTCATTTCGTTAAACGTTTGGAAGGGTTTACACAACACCATCAACCAAAGTGACGTTTATCGTTATATGATTAAAATAACTGGGTTGGACTCATGAAGATAGATAAATTATGGTCACAGTTTTCAGACAGACAGTTTAAATATCTAGCAAATATTATAGAACACACAGGCGATGGTTCTATCTGTGAGATAGGTGCGTTTGCTGGCAGTGTTGCTCGTGCCATCTGGCCGGCCGCAAAGGTAAAGAACAGGTCACTCTATCTTGTAGACAACTATCTGTTCCTACCGGAAAAATTAAGGCTACCGTTCTTTAAAATGGTTAAAAAAACTGTTTCAGACGATGACAGAATCCATTTGGTTTTGGAGGATAGCCATCAATACGACTGGTCAGCTCACGACTTTATAATTTTTAGTCATGCCGACTATAATCACATGGCAAAAGATTTTAATACCCTAATCAATTTAAAGAATAAAAGTGTGGCACTTGATCTTACACTTAACTGTTTACAGAGGACCAACCTAATATTATCTGCTATTAAGGAAAATATTCTAGCACCAAAATTTTACATAGATGGATTATTGATCTGCGGCGACAACATAGAATGTACTTTACCTTCCGAACATGGGGACTTTTTAGGACATCCAGTAAGGTATGCTAATAAACAAAAGGGTTCTTACAATAAGGCAATCAACGAAATACTGTCAAAGTTAAAGATGGTGTAGAGCCGCTGAGCGGCTCCACAGTGTTCAGATTAGAATGTGAACTTGATTCCAGCCGCGGCATCTTGTGTGTCAACACCGGATGTGACGTCTGTCATTTCAAAGGCACCGTACACACTGAAGTTCTCACCGATCTTCTTCTCGGCTCCTACTGTTGTGTATGCGTTACCATCCTTGATCTTGCCGTAACCCACTGAGTACGTTGTGTCTTCGATCACGTGCGAAGCAACGAATTCGTTGGCCTTGGTATCAAGGTTGGTCGATTCCACAGTCTTGATCGTGTGGTTGTAACCGATCGTTGTGGCATCAGTCAGATCGAATGAAGCACCAACACCCTTGTACTCGATGTTGTTCACTTTGTCATCTGTGTAGGCAATACCTAAATTTAGGTTATCACTCACATCCACAGACGCCGCTGTCTCGTAAACGTCCACACCAGACTTGCCGGTTGTTCCGTCCACTTTGATCAAGTTGTCCAACTGTATCGCACCAAAAGTGTTAGAGTAGACCACTGTGTGTGAGTCCCTGCTGAACAGTTTCTGTGCGGCACCGTTTCCATATTCCGGGAACACATCTGTCTTAGATGTTACTGCGCCCTTGAACACCGAGTTCTGTCTACCCGCTGATATGATTCCAGCGGTGCCCATGTCCACACCGGCGAAGGCCAGTTTGGAATCGAATGGGTTGGAACCCGAGTCATCCGCGTCGATGTCCACCTCAAGGGTAGCGAATCCGTTCACGCCCTCTGCGATGTCCTGCGAGAAGTTTGCTCCGATCGAGGAACCATTGTTCTCGGCCTTTGATGTTGAAACGCCATTGGCGTCCTCGTTGTTGGAAAGCATGTAGTTCAGTGAACCGTACACTTCCATGTTAGCCGCTTCTGCTGGCTTGGGCTTCATTATGAAACCTATCACTATCAGTGCGATGATGATCGCCGCACCTATAGCCGTCTTCTTCTTTGTTATTTTCATTATAGATTTTTCTCCTATATAGTTTCTATATGACTTGTTTTTACTAATGCGAACACCAACACATGTCAGTGAGAGCATTTGCGATCACTGGCCTTGTGACCGCTCTGGATTGTAAGGCATATTTATCAAAAAAGCAACACTTAATAGTTGCGTTTGGTAAACTTTTTCCACACAGTTACAAACAAATAATTACAACTGAACAGGAGGATGGATCATGGGCATACACTACGACTACAAGAGCACCCGCGGTGCCAAGAAGATGCAGAAACAACAGCAGAAAGAACAACGCAGGCGACGTCGGAAGTCTCAGCAGATGTCCGCACAGAAGCCTGACGAATCGAGACCACTCACATTAGACATGATCACCGATCCCAACAAATGAAAATAAATCAACGACTGTTCGATCATTACGGCATAGATACCACGAAAGACCTCAAAATAGAAAAAAGGTGTCCGAGGCCCTTTGACACTGTGCTTATAGACAAAAAAGGCAGTTGCTATGCGTGTGAATGTCAGTCGTGGTTGCCACAGAGTATTGGTAACCTACAGGTCAAACCATTGGGCGAGATTATAGGCAGTATCGTGCACACACATTTACAGGACTCCATAACGGACAACACCTATAGGTACTGCAATGAAAACCAGTGTTCCTACCTAAGGGGCGGTAGATTGATGGACAGCGACGCAAACGAAGTAAGGCATCTCAGGTTGGCCATAGATGATTCATGTAACCTTAAGTGTCCTAGTTGTAGGAAGTCTATGATATTCCACAAGGAAGGCTCTGCTTTCAACCTAGGCATCAGGTTGGCCGACAGGATAAACGATTGGCTACATCACGATGCTGGACCTGTGCAGGTGCACATAGGATCTGACGGAGATCCCTTCGCTTCGCACGTGTACAGGCACTTCATGGAGCAGACGCCCAGGCGGGACAACATCAAATACAGCATACTGACTAATGGTCTGATGTTCCAGGATTTCCACACACGTGTCCCCCACGTGATCACAAATCTGCGGGAATTGGGTGTGAGCATCGACGGCGCCACAAAAGAAACGTATGAAAAACTGCGATTGGGCGGTCGTTGGGACAAGATAAATGAGAATCTGGAATGCATTTCCAAACTAAAAGAGCAACATGACTTTCGATTCATACTGCACTTCGTGGTGCAGAGAGACAACTATCATGAGATGGACGCCATCGTTGACCTCGGCGAGCGATTTGGTGCTGACCGTGTATGGCTGAACCAGATAGAGGACTGGGGCACAATGGACGATTTCGAAAGACAGGCAGTATGGAACATGGACGAATACCGACAGCACCTGGACAAGTTGGTCGCACGTGTACGCCAACGAGAGGATCGTTTTATCGAGTGTCCTACTTTAATAAGTGAAGCGGTTCGTTATAGAAACAGAAACTGAACTGCAACCTAGGCAGAACTGCTTTGGGTCCTATCTCGACTGTATGCAGTATGTCTGACCTCAACACTATGGGTCGCAGACACTCCACCCTGTCTATCTCCCTGGCGTGGTCATCGTACCACACGTTGTAGGTATCCCGGGTGTTGAGCACCGGGAAGTTTACCTTGGCCACCACCGGTGGCTCGTCCTTGTGTATGTCCGTGGTTATCATATCTGTGTATATAGTGAAACTCATGTCTCGCACACGCAGTCCCATGTCGTCAAACCAGCGCCTGCAGGGATTGTTCGGTATGGACATGTATTCTGTTATTTCTTGCCTGCTAAGATGATTCCAGAATTCCGTCAACTGCCTGTTCGCAGTAATGCCTGTGTAGAACTCATAAAGACTATCCGCTATCTTCTGTTGGTAATCACAATCTAAAATATTATAGGACTTCATCTTGATATTTAAATATCAAAGCAAATGAAAATCGCAATTACTGGACACAAGAAGGGCATAGGACGGGGATTCGCCCAACAACTATCATCGCGGGGGCACGAAATAGTAGGCATATCCCGTAGCGATGGAGAGAACATAAGGCGGGTCGCTCATACGGCGTCGATGATCGAACATTGTGACCTGTTCATCAACAATGCCATAAGCATGTACGCCCAGACGGAACTACTATTCGAGGTATGGCATCGTTGGAAGGATAGCCATGCAGAACACCATATATGGAATATATCCACTAAGGCTTGCGAATGGGACAGGGACAGAGAGATCAAAGGTCTCACACTTAGAGAATCAATGCAGTACCGTAATCAAAAAATGGCGCTGGAATTGGCGCACAAACAACTCAATGATCAACCCAGTAAGATCAAAATGTCCTTGATAAGACCGGGCAATGTTAAGACGCAGACGTTCAGTGCCGCTGACGCTATGCCAGTGGAAGAATTTGTCTCCCAGGTTTTAAAAGAACAAAGGATAATCTAATGGATGCCAAGAAATTATTACAGAATAAGAGTATCTGTGTGTTGCCGTGGACCGGATTTGAATTAGAGCCTGGTGGCGGAGTAAAAAACTGTGTAATATCCACAGAGTACATAGGCGATATTAACACCACGAGGATAAAGAACATAGTGGGCGGACATGCCAACATAAAACGTAAAGCAGACATGTTGGCGGACACCAAGCCACGCAACTGTGAAGGATGCTATCTGCAAGAGAAAGGAAGGTCGGACCTGGGCAGTATCAGTAGTAGGCTTTACTACCTAAAAGAAGTAGGATCTAAAACTAACCTGGAGATATACGACAACAAAGAAAATTTCTCACTCAAACATGTTGATCTAAGATGGACAAACTCGTGTAATCAAGCGTGTGTATATTGCAGTCCCGAACTCAGTAGCAAGTGGGCTCAGGAGTTAAAGATATCTGTCAAGTCGAACAAAGATGCAAGACAAGATGTAAAAGATTATATATTTCAAAATATAAAAAATTTAAGTAATGTGTACCTCGCGGGGGGAGAGCCAATGTTGATGAAGGAAAACTTCGAGTTCCTCAAGTTACTAAAAGAAAAAAATCCTGATTGCTCTATCAGAGTGAACACAAATCTTAGCACAACCAAAACAGGAATTTTCGATCTGCTTTGTGATTTCAAGAATGTCCATTGGACAGTCAGCCTTGAGACCATAGAACATGAATACGAATATATCAGGCATCACGGTTCGTGGAACGATTTCAAAAATAATCTTGCCCTCATTAAAAACCTCGATCACAAGATATCCTTTAACATGTTGCACTTCATTCTAAACTATGACTCATTGTTTGAATGTATTGATTATCTAAAAGCAATGGGTTTCAACGATAACAGTTTCATAGTTGGTCCTCTTTACAGACCAAAGAACATGAATTTGTTGAACCTTCCACAGCGTATGCTTGATCGGGTCCTACAAACGTTGCGTAACCGTATTGCTGACAAACCCACAGGTTATCTTAAAAACAGTTATGAAAATTTGTTATCCTACTACACAGACACACCATGGCAGAAGGATATACAAGATTTCTTTAAAGAAACGGAAACCAGAGACCAACGTCGTGGGACTGATTGCCAAAAAATATTTCCAAAACTATTTCAGGAGTTGCATGTTAACACATTGGAATAAGATACTGTCAACGGACTGCAGGGTCGCAAAAGTAAACGACAAACTGGTATATCCTATTTTCAGGGTTGGATCGACCAGTATCATAGATTCTGCAAGTGAGTTTTACACGAATCATGAGATAGGAAAACTAGAGAAAATTCTGGTCCTTTTGAGGAACCCTGAAGAACGTTTTGTTTCCGGACTGAATGAATTTTGTCTGCAGAACAAATTAGATGTTAACAATGCATGGCAAAAGGTAAAGGAAGGAAAGTTGATAGATCGTCATTTTGCCCCACAATATATTTGGTTACTTCATCTGAGTAAGTTCTACAGGGGAGCGGTAGTCTTGTTACCGTTCGAGCACATAACCAAACTCACGCACCTGCACAAACGAGAAGTTGTGCCTTCGAGGATTCAAGTGAAGCCATTGGAAAGATTTGTAGACATGGACCGTGAGCTCATGAACATGGTTGGGCAGACTGTGATGTTGAGGCAATTAGTGAAAGGGTACAAAGATGTATTGTCCTAGGTTGGAACATTTCACAAGATTGAATCACAACGGAACTGTTGGTAAATGTGGACACATGGTAAACGCAAAGGGCTTTGGCAGTTTTGAAGAAATGGAAACCAGCGATTGGTTGGCCACACTCAAAGATACCATGGCCAGAGATGAGTGGCCTGAGGAATGCAGGAGGTGTGAAGGGTCTGAAAAAGTAAAAGGTGAGAGCATAAGAACCAATAGCATCGCAAGACACAACATGCTCAAACCGATACGCAGTGATTATCTTATAGTAGGCGGCGTCCTTGACAATGTCTGCAACAGTGCCTGCCAGTCGTGTAATTCAGGACTCAGTACGAAAATTGGTAGTCTGGAATCAAAAAATTATCCGCGTGTGGACAATAATGATCTGTTCGCAACCTTACCACAACACCGGATCATTGAAGTTGATGTTAACGGTGGCGAGCCAACCGCAAGTAAAAATTACAAAAAACTATTGAGAGATCTGCCGCAGAATACCAAAATAGTAAGGATGAACACAAACGGTTCAAGGATGATTGACGAGCTGGAACAAGTTTTAAAAAAAGGTAAAATGGTCATAGTGACAATGAGCTTGGACGGAATAGGTGCCGTGCACGACTACACAAGATGGCCCATCAAATGGGATGATTACAAGAAGACCGTGGATGCCTATCAACAGTTACAGAAGACCTATAAACTTCTGCAGTTAGATATGTGGACCACCGTGAGTTGTCTTAATGTAAAAACACTGCCAGACATAATAAACTTTGCCAAGAACAAGGGCATACCACACGACTGGGCATTCCTGCACCAGCCTAGTGTGTTGAATGTGCGTTACACAAATCGATTTACAACGAAAGCAAAAAAGATATCGCCTGACGAAATCGCAATAGATAATGATAACACAAATCAACTTGACCAATTTATCAGTCAACAGGATTCGTTACGAGGCATAAACATAAAAGATTATTTCAACTTATGAGCAAACTTTCCTAGAAACAGTCGAGCGAACCTCTCGTGGTGTTCGATGCCAAAATGTATGCCATCCCTGGCTCGACTCGGCTCGGTGTGTAGATCCCTGGCCGTGAACTTGTCCCAGTGTGGCCAGCAGTTGCGCAGTGTGTAGTCTTCCAGCAGTGCTGGAGAATTTTCTTTGGTGCGGAAGTCATGGTAGTGGTCAGAAAAGCAGTGGAAGGTCCTGCACTGGTTCTTCTCTGCGTACTTCTCTAGGAAGAACACGCTCTTGAGGAAGTTGTTGAGATCGGTCTCGTGATTTTCATAACGTAGTTTCTCATCTGTACCGTGTAAGTTCCGGGCATGGTCTGTCAATCTCTCTCTGCGACTCATTTCCGGCCACATAACAATTATCATTTTTGGATTGATCACCTTTTCACAAGAGTACAAAATTCTGACCACTGCTTCCGGACTGGCACCGGGCTGTCCTAGATTCCAGTATCTCAACTTGTCTGTGTTGTGTTTGCTGACATGATGTGCCCAGGTCTCGTGTGCTTCCAGTCCCACACCCCAGGTGTGACTGCAACCCAGTATCACTACGTTCTTCTTGCCATCCGGCATTGGATCCCACGACGGACAACGGAACGGATATTGTTTGAATGTTTTTAATTCGTTATCCGAATAGAAACCGTACTTCATGAACTACCTCTCGCTAATGACAACTTCTTCTTGATCAACCTACTGATGTACAGTTCCATGAATCCCATACGACCTCGACCTTGGAATATGTCTGGATATTTCATTCTCCCCATCATGAGAAACTTTTCATCTGCGTATAGGTCAAGCCTGTTTCGTGCCTTGTTGAATCGGAACTCCAGCGCCTTGTGATA